GATCCATCAACTAATTTTTGTTGGTCAGAGCGTAGATAATTGTACCAAATTTCCCAACCCGTCACAGTTCCACCAGTATCACGCAATGCGGACAATGTGTGTTCTCTACCAGTAGATGGATCAACATACCAACCAAATAAAACACCGATTGTGTCATCATCAGCATTTGATGATTTAAGTTGAACTTTGAGAACATAATCTGAATATGATTCTGGTGAAACAAATCCAATAAAGGTTCCGCTATTAGTTGTGCTAGAAATGACACCTGTATTTGCGTCAAATGACCATGCACTTAACTCGCTCGCATTCGCAGGTTGATTTACTGTGCTATTATGAGAAAATCTTGTCCATGTATTGAAGATTGTTGCATAGTCAGTCAAACTATTTTGAGCAGCTGACAATTCACCAGCAGTCTCAATAAAGTATCCTTTGACAAGCGTGAATCCATTTTCTCTTTCAAATGTTGCAGTATTTGCTAAGAAAGAAACTTGTCCTTCAAGACCAACAGGAGCAATGTTTGCAAGTTGTTGACCGTCAAGTAAATCTGCATCAAGGGTTGACAATGAACCATCATTACCTGCATGCCATACAGTGTTACGATTGATCATCACACCATTGGCACTTACAACATCAAAGTTGATACGATCATCTGCATCATTCGTCATCTTGAATGTCATTTCAGTGGCTTCACCACCTAATGGATTCAATAACTTGATTGTTGCAGTGTCACTACCACCACCAAATGCATCATTCGGGAATCGAATTCCACCACTTGCACCAGCAGCAACATTGAGGCTGTTTACATTTGCATTATGTGTGCTGAACAATCTTGTCGTTGCATTGAACGTGAGATCAGTACAACCAGAAGCAGCACCACCACCATTGTAAATAATTTGTGTATCAGCACCAGCAAGTGGACCTGTTGGTCCTTGTGGACCCAAACTACCTGTTGATCCAATTCCACCTTGTGGACCTGTTGGTCCTTGTGGACCCAAATCAGTTATATTGATAGTTCCAGTCATTGCTGAATGATTCTGACACACATAATACAATGTGCTTGGTGCATTATATGGAACAGCAAAGGTGATGTTGCCTGAAGCTGTTCCGTTGTTTGTTACACCACTGCTATAAACATTTCCAGAACTATATGGTGCAGCGACTGTTTGAATCCAGAATGGATGACCTGTTGCACTGATACTAAACAAATAAGTAAATCCACGCAACAATGTTATTGTCGGATCATTTGCTCCATCTATAGTGTAATGACTTGCACCGCTATTTGTGACCGTAAATGTTCTTGCTCCTGTTACACCTTGTGGACCTTGTGGACCTTGAGGACCTTGTGGACCCTGTGGTCCTGTTGATCCAGCAGCACCAACTGGTCCTTGAGGTCCAGCAACACCAGCAACACCTTGTGAACCTTGTGGTCCTTGTGGTCCAGTATCACCAGCAACACCAGCAGCACCCTGTGGACCTTGTGGACCTGTACCGCCTGGACCTTGTGGACCTTGTGGACCTGCATCACCTGTTCTTCCAAATGACAATAGAATTGACTGGTTTGAAGTGAAATTTGCTGATGTTCCTGTTATATGAGTAACATCTAATTCATAGTACCCAGTTCGATCAGTCAAATCATTGATTTCATACAATTCAAAAATGCCAGCATCATGATTTGCAAAAACCTTCAAATAACCTTTTACAATACTCGTGCTATCATTAAGTGCTGTCAAGAACGTCAAAATATTTGCGCCATTATCATCAACATTATCTACAAAAACTTTTGTCACAATTGTTGGCGTGGCATTATTGAAATTGATTTTACCGACACCAGGATCAGTGTTTGTCAGTGCAGTATTGAAACGATATCCAAATGTGATGCCACCATAAGTGCCTTGTGCGCCAGATGGTCCAGATGGACCTTGTGGTCCTTCAATACCTTGTGGTCCTGTTGGTCCTTGTGGTCCTTCAACACCTTGTGGTCCTTCTAGTCCCTGAGGACCTTGCGGACCAGAAGCACCAACTGATCCAGGTGCACCTTGCAATCCTTGTGGACCTTGCGGACCCTGTGGACCTTGTGGACCCTGTGGTCCTTGTGGACCAAAATCACCCTGTGCGCCTTGTGGTCCTTGTGGACCCTGTGGACCTTGTGGTCCTTCGACGCCTTGTGGACCCTGTGGTCCTTGCGGTCCCTGTGGACCAACAATCAATCCAGCATCAACCCATTGTACAAGATCATCATTGTAAACATACAAGTGTCCAATGCTTGTAACAACATAAGCATCAGCATCATTGGCTGATCCAGGAAGATCAACAACATTGATTACTGTTCCAAGAACATTGATACCGCCACCTGGAATACCTTGAGCACCTTGCGGTCCTTGTGGACCCTGTGGACCTTGTGGACCAACAACACCTTGTGGACCTTGTGGACCCTGTGGACCAAAGACACCCTGTGGACCCTGTGGACCAAAGACACCCTGTGGTCCCTGTGGACCCTGTGGACCAATATATGGTCCAACATCAACCCATTGCGCTGGTGTTGGGCAATCATCCCAAACAAATAAATGACCAGTGCTTGAAACAATGTAAGCATCACCAGGATTTTGATCAGTGATTGCTGAGAGAAGTATTTCATAAGTTGGTACAGTACCAGCAAGACGAATGCCAGCACCAGTTGGACCAGCAGCACCTGATGGACCAGATGGACCTTGCGGTCCTCTTACACCTTGTGGTCCACTTGCACCTTGAGGTCCTTGTGGTCCAGAGAATCCACGATCACCTTTTGGTCCTTGTGGACCAATTGGACCTTGTGGTCCTTTCACACCTTGTGGTCCACGACGACCAATAGTTGCTGTGACTTCCCATGTCATTCCATTGTAAATAAATTCAGTGGTGACACCACGAATATTCATCTCAACAATTTGATTGCTACCTTCAATGGTATTGTCTAATGAGCGAACAAATAGTGGATTTGCATTCCAGTTATCACCATCAGTAATTTGAACGTATCCGCCAACAACTGGAGTATTTGGAAGTGTGATTGTAAATGGACCGTTGATTGTTGTATTTGCAACAATACGATCACCATCAACAGAAGTATAATCAAGAGAATGAACTGACCAGTGTTGAAGTGCACCAGAAGCACCTTGCGGTCCTGATGGACCAGCAATACCTTGTGGACCACGCGGACCAGCAACACCTTGTAAACCTTGTGTGCCTTGAGGACCGCTTGGACCAGATGGACCAGAAGCACCCACAGGACCAGAAACGCCTTGTGGTCCTTGTGGTCCTGCAAAACCTCTTGGACCAGATGGACCTGATGGACCTTGCGGACCAATTTCACCTTGAAGACCTTGTGCGCCTGTTGGACCTTGTGAACCAGTAAATCCACGTGGACCTTGTGGACCTTGTGCACCAGCAAGACCTTGTGCGCCAGATGCGCCAGAAGGACCTGTTGGACCAGCAACACCAGACGGACCAGTTGCACCTGATGGTCCTTGTGGACCTGTAAATCCTCGAGGACCAGATGGACCTTGTGGACCCTCATCACCAACTGCACCAGATGGACCAATTGGACCTTGCGGACCAGCAGCACCAACCAAACCACGTGGACCAGATGGACCTTGTGGACCAGCAAAACCTTGTGCACCACTTGCGCCAGAAGGACCTTGTGGACCTACTACGCCAGTTGCACCAGTTGGACCAGCAACACCTTGCGGACCGCGCGAACCAGTTGCGCCGCTTGGACCAATTGGACCTGTTGGTCCTTCGTCACCTTGAATACCTTGCGCGCCAGATGGACCAGATGGTCCTTGTGGTCCAAGCACGCCTTGTGGACCTTGCGGACCACGAACACCTTGAGGACCAGCAACACCTTGTGGACCTTGTGCACCAGCTGGACCCGATGGACCAGCAACACCTTGTGGACCACGAACACCAGATGGACCAGATGGACCCTGTGGTCCTAAAACACCTTGAGGTCCTTGAGGACCAGCAACACCAATCGGACCAGAAGGACCAGAAGGACCTGATGGACCTTGCGGACCACCAGAAGGACCTGTTGGACCAGCAACACCTTGTGGACCTGATGGACCTTGAGGTCCAAGTGGTCCTTGAGGACCTGCACCACCACGAGCCGTTGCAACTGTTATAACTGGCTTTTGTGTTGAAATTTTGATCGTTTGGCTTGCAGCCGTCGTAACATTCGCTGGCATATTACTTCGTTACCTGTGGAAGAACGGTAATGATACCCTCAACAATTCTTGTTGTAAGGTTCGCAGTATCCTTTTGCTTTACGTCAAAAAGATATCGACCTGCTTTGATATTTGAGGTTGTTGCAGCATTCATCGTCAATGTGACGTTTCCGTTGGATGAATCTGTAATCGTCACAACGAGATTCGCTGTAGCGTTTGCTGAATAGTATGACTTTCGAATAGACGATGTAAAGATGTAACCTGTTACATCCAATGGGCTTCCATCGTCTTGTGTTAGGTCTAGATTATAAGAGAGATCGGTTCCCTGATCGAGATCTAATTCTACAAATTGCGCCATTTAGGAATCCCCATTTTATTATGTTATTTATAAATCGGGGAATGCACCTCTAAAGAATTCAATCTCCTGTGTTTTTCTTGAGTTTGAATTTCTTTTTGATCATGTAATACTTACGATACCAGTTACTTTCATAGAACCTTTTCGGCGATTTATGATAATCAAGCTGTTCGTTTGTTCCTGGACCGTATGATGCACTGAAGTCATCTGTTGTTTTGAATGGAATTACATGCAACATCGGAGTTCCAGCAGGAATGGAAATTTCGATATTTCTTCGCGGTGAGAAGATAATGTTCGCAGTTGTAAAGCCTCTATAATCTACAACTCCAGGATACAGATAAATGTCTTCCAAGAATGGACAATGATAGACTGCAGGGAGCAAAAGAGCAGATACATTTTTATTTCCAAACAATTTCCAAGGTGTTGGAAGATTCCATGCAGTTGGTTTGATTCCATCTTTGAAAGTAAACAATCCATCAGTCAATGATGTTTCCATTGGAAATGGTTCTCGCAATCGACTTTCTGCTTGTGGTATTTGCATTGGTGGTGGAGTTGCCACACCTTTTTCTTTTGCGCCTTTATCGTTAGGAGAAGTTCCAAGACGAATTACAGTTCCTGCTCTGTTGGCTTTGATATGTATATCAGCCCATGCAGTAATCAGATAACCAACTCTTGAGTAGTCATGCATTCCAGGGCATCCTGGAAAGTTATAATTCCCATCATCTTTTTCTTGAAACTCTTTGAAAAACGGTTTTACATCTTTTGCTAAAAGAATTGGATAGTGAGTGTAAACTTGTCGTGTCGAGTCAACAAATTCTAAATCTGGAGAATTCTTTCGAAAAAGATTTTTTAGCCTATTCATCTTCATGTTTTCTCTTTCTCAATTCCCAAGTATAGTGATGCGTTCGACTTTCTTGAGTTTTTTGAATCTTAGAGATTTTTCTTTTCTCAGAATCCGTCATCTTTCTAACTTTTGGCTTTTTATTGTTGAAAGAATTTCTCTTGATTGGAATTGCGACAACCAACGGAGTTCCTGCAGGAACACTTCCATCAAAATCTGGAATCATCCATGCGCCAGGAAAATTCACTTCCTTTGGATATGCGTCTGTATCGACATAACCACCCAAGCAACGAAATGGTGCATCAAAGTGATTGAGTGGAGGAATGAACAATGTTGACCAACCTGGTTTTGTTTTGATCACCCAACGATTGATGAACTTGATTGGATTGCCATGCTTGAATCCGAACGCTGATTTGCCGCCAACTTGTCCTGCGTCATGAAACTCTGCCACAGGAAATGCTGGTGGATTTTTGAGTTCAATTTGAGTGCAGTTGTGATTTGTCGTCACATGAAGATCACCACCCAATGGCATTACAAATCCGAGTGACATTGCATCAAGCATTGGCAAACACTTCTTGGCAGTCATTGTTGGATTGCCAAAGATATCTCTTTTATCGCCGTCGAATGTTGGTGCAAGATCTTTGAACCATTTCGGTAAATGTTTTACAGCAGGGCGAGGTAGAGGAATAATTTCCTCGAAATCTGGATGGCAATAGAATTCCATGACATCATTGCCCCAGTATTTGAACCAATTTTTCATATCAAAAAGTCCTTGGTCCCATGACCCAACAAACTAAAGATTTGCGTATACCAGAAGTCACAGGAAGAACTCGATGTGGCATAAACGATGAGAATAGAACCACCTCACCCTTTTTAGGTTTCGTTACGAATGGCTTGTTCACTGAACCGTGCGGAACAATCTCTAATTCGCCTCCTTCATATTCATCTGGACCAGTCAAAAGAATTGATGCACTAATCTTGCGAACATAATTGGCACTCGTATTGTCTACGTCAACATGCCAATCATAGTGTTGTTTTTGTTTTGATTTATAGACAGTGTATTGAAAGTTCTCAAAGCCATCGATGTCATACATGAAGTGATCGTAATTGACTTGAGAAATAAGTGCGCCAAATTTTTGGAAGAGCCAGTCTGAGTTTTGATCATGATTGAGCCACATGATCTCGCTGTCCCGAGCTTTTTTATCCTCAGAACCCTGAGTCCCAGTACCAATTCGACCCTTTTGAAACTTTTGTAGATCTTCTAGATCTATGATTTTGTCAACTTCTTCTTCGGTGAAGATATTATTCGCGACACAATATTGTTCTAATCGTCTGTTATACTTTTGCACTTTGAATGGCATAGTCACTCCACATATTTGCAATATCAAATTATACTATATTTATTCAATCTTTACAACTATTTGTCCACCTGTAGGTACAACTACTGGATAGTTTGCTGAGTCTGGATAGATGTTTGTATCCACTGGAGTTTCTGGAACATATGGTGCTAATTGACCAGCATTGTAACCTGCAATATTTCCAGGAGCATTGTAATTGGCAGTTGCTCCTACACCGCCTGGGAAAAACACACCAAGAACAGTTGTCGCAGTTCCAGGTGTTCCAAGAATTGGCGCATTGTACGTTGCAACACTTCCAGCATTGTAAGACGCAACAGTGTTACCTGTATATGTAGCAGTCACTGGAGGATTGTAACTTGCTGGATTGCCTGCGTTATAGTTTGCAAGATTATTGCCAGTATATGTTGCAGGATTTCCAGGGTTGTAAGTTGCTGGATTTCCAGCGTTATAATTTGCAAGATTATTGCCAGAGTATGATGCAATTGATCCTGGATTATACGTTGCAGCGTTACCAGCATTATAACCAGAAACATTATTTCCAGTATACGTTGCAGCACTGCCAGCATTGTAGTTTGCTGAACCTGGATTATATGTTGCTACGTTTTGCGGATTGTACGTTGCTGTTGTGCCAGAGTTATAGTTTGCATTGTTACCAGAATATGCAGCAATGTTTGTTGGATTGTAACTTGCTGGTGAACCTGAGTTATAGTTTGCGCTGTTGCCAGAATATGCAGCAATGTTATTTCCAGTATAAGAGGCTGGTGAGCCTGCATTGTAATTTGCGCTGTTACCAGAGTATGCAGCAATATTATTTCCTGAATATGATGCAGGGCTTCCTGTGTTGTAATTGGCAGAGCCTGGATTATATGCTGCCACATTACGAGGATTGTATGATGCTGGTGTACCAGTATTATAGTTTGCGCTATTACCAGAGTAACCTGAAATATTTTGTGGATTGTATGATGCAATATTATTTCCAGAATATGATGCTGCAGTGCCAGCATTATAATTGGCAGAGCCTGGATTATAATTTGCTACTGTTGGAGAATTATATGTTGCCGCATTACCTGCATTATAGTTAGCAGATCCAGGATTATAACCAGAAACATTTGGAGGATTGAACGTTGCTGCTGTGCAACTATATGTAATTTCTTCATAATAAGTGTAATAGTCAACGGTATTGAAGGTGCTGTAACCTTCAGGACAAAATGGATCAGGTCCTCCAGAAAATTCATTGATATAAAAATTAGTTTCTCCCTGATTCGGATCGCCAGAACCAAATGCTGAGTAAAATTCACTATAAAGAACTGCGTTCCAATAATAACTTGTCGCAGTTCCAGGAGCAAAGTTTGCATTATTGCCAGAATACGCAGCTATGTTACGAGGATTGTATGAGGCAACACTACCTGGAGTGAAGTTTGCATTGTTTCCAGAATATCCAGCAACGTTGCGTGGATTATATGATGCTATGCTGCCTGGATTGTAACTTGCTGCAGTTCCTGTATTGTAGTTTGCAGACCCAGGATTATATGCAGCGACATTACGAGGATTATAAGTTGCTGGATTTCCAGCATTATAGTTCGCACTATTACCAGAGTATCCAGAAACATTTGTTGGGTTATAAGATGCTGGTGATCCAGTATTGTAATTAGCAGAACCTGGATTATAGGCTGCTAGATTATTTCCAGAATAACTTGCTGGATTGCCAGTATTGTAATTAGCAGAACCTGGATTATAGGCTGCTAGATTGTTTCCTGTATACGATGCAGGATTGCCAACGTTATAATTTGCACTGCCTGGATTGTAAGCAGCAACGTTGCGAGGATTGTAAGAGGCTGGTGTACCAGCATTGTAGTTCGCATTGTTGCCAGAGTATCCCGCTACGTTTGTTGGATTGTAAGATGCAATGTTTCCAGAGTTATATCCTGCGACATTGCGAGGATTATAAGAGGCAATATTGTTTCCGCTATAAGTTGCCGCACTACCTGCATTATAGTTGGCAGAGTTTCCTGTAAAAGAGGCAGGATTATTTCCAGAATATGTTGCAGGATTGCCAGCGTTATAGTTCGCGTTGTTACCTGTGTAACTGGCTGTTACAGGGGGATTGTAACTTGCAGGATTACCTGCATTGTAGGTCGATGCACTATTTCCAGAATAGGTTGCTGCAGTTCCTGGAGTTGCGTTTGTACCTGTTCCTGCTCTACCTGAGACTAGAGCGTTGAAGCGACCATATGGAATGGTAAGACTTGACGTGTTGTTGAAAGTCGTAGTGTTTCGGAATGCCGAACCGATCCAGCTTTTCAACAAGTCTGTGTGTAGAGGCATTTATACTAAAATCCATGGCTAGTTTGAATATTTAGTATTTACGGAATCAATCGTAACGATCAGGTATTTCCCAGTCGTTTATCACATCTGGAGGAAGAAGAATTCCTCGAGAGATTGCGCGATTTTCAAGTTTTCGATTGATATAGTCTACACCAGAATACTTTCGATATTCTTCAAAAAAACTGTCATCAAAACTATCGAGAAACGTTCTAAACTCTCGTCTTGATTTCTCGCGATTTCTATTCAACTGCTCATGCGAAACAACCTGATTGATTTCTTGCTTCGTTACATATCGATGCGTGTCCATCAAATGATAGCAATGAATCTTTCTTGGTGCGCAGAGTTTGTATCCTGCGGCGATTGAAGCCAGTGTCATGTACTGCTCCTCGCCTTCAAAGAAGATTCGTGGATTCATTCCAACATTGCGAATCCAATCTGTGTGCGTAAAGAAATTTCCTGCGAAAAGATGAATCGTTGGATGTAGGGAATCTTTGGTCGCTTCTCGAAACTCGCCATGAGCACCAAGAATATAGTTATCGTGAAATGACCAATAACCAGCCTTTACAGTAATGTCACCATGACGATCAATGAATGGCTTGCCATCTTCTTGCATTCTAAACGTGCCACAGTTCGCATCGATAATGATTCGCTCAGTTTGATGCTGCTGCATACCAAGTTTGAAATCGCTAATCAAATAGCGATCCCAATTTTTATCAAAAAGCATATGTGAGTCTACTTGATAGTAAAACTCTTCATCATCGATTTGAATGCTATTGATATGTCTTGCCCAACCAACGCCATCAGAATGTTTTGCGTCGATTCTTTTGTATCGAACATTTTTATTTTGCGCAAGGTCGGGATACTTGGCTTCAAGGCTGTCAGGAAAATCTGTTTGTTCAAAAATTCCGTAAGTTACTTTTGTCAGTTGAGATTGCATCTCCATCATATTGCGAAGAGTTTGATGAAGCAGTGGGTCTCGATAAGAGACAATACTGACAAATATTTTCATTAGCAACCTCGCTTGCCCATGATCGAAACATTGAGAGTTCGGCGAGTTCCAGAAGTTACTGGAAGAATGCGTGATGGCATCCATGGCGCATGAAACACGACATGACCGAGTGGTGGTTTGATTGGAATTACTTCGGTTGGATCACCAGTGCTCAACACTTCGATCTCACCGCCCAAGTATTCTTCTGGATCTGTAAGCATAATTGATGCGCTAATCTTGCGTTCCCAATTTAGAAACACAAAGTCGACATCATAGTGCCAACCACACTCTTGACCTTTTTTATATTTGGTAAACTGAAAGAAATCGAATCCATCAACATCATACATGAAGAAATCGATATTGATTCGACCAACCAATGCAGAAAACTTGTCAAAGATCCACTGAGTGTCTTGATTTTGTACAAGAGTTGCGATGTCGGCTTTGTTTTTACTATTTTGCTGATCACGACCGAACATCAATTTCTTCTCAAGAGAGAGAATTTGTTCTACTTCTTGTTGATCGAGAAAGTCTGAAACGACTGCAAATTTAGAGAGGACACGATTATATTTGATGACTTGAGGCATAACAAACTCCACGATATGTGAATAACGAATTATAACCTATTTATTCGATTCTTACAACTATTTGACCACCAGCAGGAACTTCAATTGGATGATTTCGATAATCGATTTCTTGGCTCTCAAAGTAGTAACTTACTTCTTGCTCAGCAACAAACACGCCAGGAGAGCAAACATTACCACCTGGGAAATAAACACCAAACGCATATCCTTGCTCGCCTGGAGTGCCTGGGATTGGGAAGTTATAAGTGCTTGCACTTCCAGGATTGTAAGTTGCTGCGAAGTTGGCAGTAAAGTTGGCAGCAAAATTGCCAGTGTATGTCGCAGGATTTCCAGTATTGTATCCACTCACAACATTTCCAGTATAACCTGATGGATTGCCAACATTATATGTCACTGGTGCAGATGGATTAAATCCAGTTAGTGTGTTTCCTGTGTATGATGCACAAACACCCAAGTTATACGATGCAACATTTTGCGGATTATAAGAAGCAGCACTACCAGTGTTGTAGGTTGCTGGTGTACCACCTGGGTTATATCCAGAAATACTTGGTGAATTGAATTGCGCAGTTCCTGTATTGTATCCTGCCTCACTCACAGGGTTATATGATCCAGGATTTCCAGTATTATATGATGCTGCTTCTCCACCTGCATTATAGCCAGCTGAGAAATTGCTACTATATCCACCAATTGATGTTGGATTATATGTTGCTATATTTCCTGGACTAAAAATTTCATTGCCTGGACTAACAATTGCATTGCCTGGACTAAAAATTTCATTGCCTGGACTAACAATTGCATTGCCTGGACTAACAATTGCATTGCCTGGACTGTAAATTGGATCGCCGCCGCCGCCATCGCCGCCGCCGATATCGATAGTTAGAGCAAGTTTATCAACAATATTGTGTGAGTGACGAAATCTCATTGAATTATTTACAATCCTCATTTTAGGTTACGTGACCTCTGACTCGAATTCGCCGCCGCCGCCGCCACCACCACCACCGCCGCCGCCTCCAGGAGGTGGTTCTGGAGGTGGAGGTGGAGGTGGTTCTGGAGGTAGAGGTGGAGGTGGTTCTGGTGGTGGAGGAGGAGGTGGAGGAGGTGGAGGTGGTGGAGTTGGAGCAGCATTATATCCAGTAATATTTGGTGGATTGTATCCAGTAATATTTGATGGATTGTATCCAGTAATATTTGGTGGATTGTATCCAGTAATATTTGATGGATTGTATCCAGTAATATTTGGTGGATTGTATCCAGTAATATTTGGTGAGTTATAAGAAGCAGCAGATCCCTCATTGTAAAATGCAATTCCTGCATTGTAATTTTCAGTTCCTACAGGAGTATACGTTGCTACAAAATTGCCAGTATATGAAGCAGGACTACCAACATTATAACTAGAAACATTGTTTCCAGTATATGAAGCGATATTTCCTGGTGTATAGTTCTCAGTGCCTAATGCATTATATGTTGCAACAAAATTACCACTATACGAAGATATGTTTCCTGCATTATATGTTGCAATACTATTTCCAGTGAACGTTGCGCAAACACCTGGACTGTAAATTGGATTTGACGTTCCAGTTGGAGCATTATAACCAACAATTGATGGTGGGTTGTATGTATTTCCAGGTGATGCTGGATTATAATTTTCTGTGTTGCCACCACCAGGAATAAGATTTCCTGGAGTGAAGAACGCACTGCCAGTATTGTAGCCAGCAAAATTCCCTGGTATGTAGAATTCAGTACTCATTATCACACTACCTCTGACTCGAATTCGCCGCCGCCACCGCCGCCGCCGCCACCGCCGCCTCCAGGAGGTGGAGGAGGTGGTTCTGGAGGTGGAGGTGGAGGTGGTTCTGGCGGTGGAGGTGGAGGTGGTTCTGGCGGTGGAGGTGGAGGAGGCGGTGGAGGAGGTGTATGTCCATCGCAATCTGGACTATTGAATTCAATAACTTCAACATAGAAGCTGCATGATCCATCAGCATATATTCCAAGTTTATTTGCACCTGCACCACAGAGTATACTCAATAGTGTTCCAACCTCTGGACACGCTGGTGGAGGTGGCTCTGGAGGTGGAGGTGGAGGTGGCTCTGGAGGAGGTGGTGGAGGTGGCTCTGGTGGTGGAGGTGGTGGTGGTTCTGGTGGTGGAGGTGGAGGTGGAGGCGGAGGAGGAGGTGGCGTTGGTGCAGGATTGTAAGCCTGAACTGGAGCATTATATGCTTCAGTATTTCCACTGTATCCAGCGATTGAAGGAGAGTTGAATGTTCCAGGAGCAGCTGGATTATAAAGACCAGTTGCATTACCAGGAATGGTTCCTGTCACATTTCCAGGAGCAAAAATTGGATCGCCAGAACCAAGTGGATTATAGTTTGCAATCGTTGCACCAGAACAATCAACAAATGGATTTCCAGCATTGTAATTTGCAAAGTTTCCAGAATATCCTGGAACTCCACCGCCACCTACGTTGTAGTTTGCGTTTACTGGATTGTAATTTGCATTATTGTCAGCATATGTGATTGCGTTTCCTGCAGTAAATCCAGATGGATTGCCTGTGTTATAATTTGCATTGTTGCCAGTATATCCACCAATAAAATTGCCATCATATGTGGCTGGTGTTCCTGTGTTATAGGCAGAAATATTATTTCCAGTATATCCAGAAATGTTTGTTGCATTATATGTTGCAGGATTTCCTGGATTGTATACAAGAGAAACAGGATTGTATGTTGCAATATTACCAGGAGATGATGGTCCGCATGAATAGAAGATGTTGTAAGAAAACTCTATCGAGCTGCCGCGAGGAGATAATGTCCCTCGGAAACCTGGAAAGTTTTCACGAAAGACTGGAGAAAAATCTCCTTCAGCTGGACAGTTAACTGAGGCTCCAGTTCCTTCAAATAGAATTTGCTGATAGTAAAAAAATTCTGCATCAAAATACGTTTCAATAATTGCGCCATACCAATTTACGAGTGGTGGATTATATGTTGCAGCGTCACCAGCATTATAACCAGAAACATTATTTCCAGTATACGTTGCAGGATTTCCTGTATTATATGTTGCACTACCAGTGTTATACCCAACTATGTTGTTTGTGCCACCAACATATGATGCTGGATTTCCTGTGGTGTAATTCGCAACACCAGAGTTATATCCATTGATGTTTCTTGTATTGTATCCACCAGGAGTTGCAGGATTGAATGATGTGCCGACACCAGTGTTATATCCAGCAATATTTCCAGGTGTGTATCCTGATAGAGTTCCAGGATTGAATGATCCGCTTGGTGCAGGATTTCCTATATTGTAACCAGAAATTACTGATGGATTGAAAGAAATTGCGCAAGGATTATAATTTGCATTATTTCCTGCGCTTCCTGGAATTGCATTATTGCCAGTATATCCTGCAGGATTTCCTTCGCTGTAGTTTGCACTATTCCCAGTATAACTTGCAGTAAAGCCTTGATTGTATGTCGCAGCAACGCCAACGTTATAAGAAGCAACGCTATTACCAGTATATGTGGCAATGTTGCCAGGAACTAGACAGTTTCCTGATCCACCGCGACCAGAAACATAGAGTCTGTTTCTACCATACGGAACAAACATATTTCCGTATGTGTTGAAAACAGTAGTTCCACGACTAGATCCAGGAACCCATGTTTTGACTAATTCATCTATACGTTTTGGCATTTTGCATCATTATCTAAAATCTTTTACCGCGAGTGTTCCAACATATGTTGATCCACCGTCATATGATGTAAATGTCCAAAGATCTTTGCTACTTGATCCTGTAGTTTTTGGAGGAATCAATCCACCAGACCAATAAACCGTATTTGCAAAGGTCACTGTTCTACCTCCAGTTCCATCTTGAATCAAGATGAGAGAGAATGTTACTGCAAGACCATTAGATGGTGCATTGATAAAGGTAAACGTTGTCGGTCCTGTGAGTGTATATCTAAACCAATTTGAATCGTTCAAATTTACGGTGACTGCACCAGAAACTGATGATGCTGTGATAAAGTCTTTCGTTGTCTTGAAGTTTGCTGTTAGATTTCCCATGACAACGTTAGCTGGAAGGTTGTTATACTCAATCTTCCATGCACCAGCTGTCTCATCCCAGTGAAGATCTGCATTGGCTGTTCCTGCAGCCTGTCCGCGACGAACACGGAAATAACCATCTCCACCAGCAGCAGCAGTAAATCGCAGAACGTATTTGTCGCTATCAGTTACTGCTGGAGCAAGAATTGGATCTTCTACAGTCAAAGTACGAATATATGCATCGATGATATTTGCAGTTGCAATGTTCGCCAAATCACGAACAATTAGATTTCCTGTAGCAGTATTGCTTGCAACGTTTAGATTATATGCGAATACATTATTCGTTACGTTCAATGTTCCAGTAACATTTACATTTGCAAAAATATTCGTATTTGGGTGGATGTTCAACTGAGCGTCTTGGTGAATATTTGCAATATTCATAATGCCAGTATTCATCGAAATGTTCAACGTGTTTACATTGAACACGCTATTTACGTGCGTGTTTGAGAACGTAATATTTGATCCATAGAATACTGTGTTTGTATTCACTTTGAATAGATCGGTGACACCCATTCTACGAAGATGAATATCGCCAGCGTCGACATAAACATGGTTTGTAGAATTATCAACTTCGATATTATGAACAGTCAAAGTTCCATCAATATTTGTGTCATCTTTTACGTCGAGAATTACGCCGCCACTAGAATTGGCAATTCGAACATAGCCTTCTGAGATTACAACATTACCGAATGGCTTGACAAAATCACCACGGCAAATTTCATTTACATCGTTTGCCATGAGATTGTCAGTAATACGCCATTGATTGAACGTATTTGACAACGTTGTTAGGGAAACATTTATTGTATTTGCCATGTTATTTCTCGCCGCCGACTGCCTTTAGTATTTGATTCAGCATATTTTTCATATCAGAGACTTCTGATTTCAGACTATTTATTTCTTCCTCGACCATCTTTGCTCTTCGCAATTCAGCCATCTTTTGTTGATGCTTTGCGACAGCAGATTTGTTTGTATTCAAGATTGCGAAGTTTTCCATATCCTTCACATAATGTAAATTGTCTTTCACTTTTGCTCGATCTCTCATATCAACCCTCTGGAACTGCTGCAATTCTTAGATTCTTTACTCGTGGGATCAATGATGAATCGCTAGTAATCATACACACCTTGACTTGGAAGTTTTTGAAACTGCCGCCGATTGGATATGAGATACCATTCTCAACATAATTGATGCGATTTTCATCTAGTGATGGACGGAATTCTAGTCCTACGAATGTATTCGGATTTCTAGAATAATTTTCTTTCACCTTGCTCATCAACTTCCAGCTCTTGCTTGAAATTCTTTCAGGATCGTCAACTGATAGAACCTTATAGTATACAAGAATATCAGTGCCAGTTGGACGAACTGCATCCATAAACACACGAAGATCACCTGACTCGAATCCATCCTCGAGAATAATTTCGCGAGTAATATACTTGGAAACGATATTGCCACCAGACTTACCATCTTCACCAGCAACCAATGCATACGCTTTAGTTCCGCCAGTGGTTCCGAGGAACGTTGGATCTTGAACAGTAAGTGTTGGTGTTTGAGTATAACCACTTCCTTGATTCGTCACTACAATCACATTTACTGTATTGCCACCATCAGTATTTGCAAGAGCAAATCCAGCAGCACCTGTTCCGTTTCCACCAGAAATTGTAATCGCATACAATCCAACATTATAAGTTGGATATGGGAAGTATGTATTTCTAAATGCGATGGCTGCAGTATTTACAGAATCGCTCGAACTTCCATGTACACTTATCGAGGTGTTTGGATTGACTGATGTCGTATTTGAGCAGATATATTTCGCGCCTGGATTTGTAAGTGCGATATTTGTATTCGCAATTCCAGCATTGTTGACCATGAACGCTGCAGCAGTAATCGACAAACGTTCAATGTTTACGATTGGAGAAATGTCAGCATCAGTGGATGACATGTCTGCAGTCAAGATAAAGCTGTTTGCGTTACCTTGAATCAAACGACGGCGATTGATAGAAGTCTTTGATGACTTATCAGAGAGTGTGCCATACTCAACAGGCTTGAATGGATCAAGATCCACACCAGTCGTTTCTTGAGCGTTGGTTGCTGTGTACACACCTTTGAGTTTGAAGTCAACAATACCAGTTGGGAAACGAAGGTCTGCTGACGTCAACATCACACGATCAATATCTAGATTTGCAAGAGGAATTGCATCTAGATTGAAGCTGACTGTTCCAGATGTATCAAATACAGCCTTGTTTAGAACAAACATCAAGTCTTGATTTTGATATGGTGTCCAGGTTGATGAGTTTTGTGAGCGGAAGAATGATCCAGCATACGGTTGCTCAGAAATTCTTACCGTTGATGTTGTTGATGAACCAAGAACATCAGTTCCAAGTTCAGCAATAAACAACTCATAGTCTGGCGAATCTGAACCAACAATAATTGCATATTCTCGGCTTGGCTCAAGGAATACTGGATCATCGAATGTAAACTTCGTGACAGTTGTTGGATCATTTACATTCGGAATATCAGAGATGTGTACGTCTTTTGCATTTACTGTCTTTGATGCGAGATAATTCTTTGTTGGATAACCATTCTGAACTTCTGCGATCTTGACAGTGACAGGAAGCTGCAAACTACCACGAGAAATCAACTTAGAATTCTTGAAGTATGTTGCAACAGATGGCTTGCTCTTGAAGAACAAATCAACTGATGTGCAGTAAATGCCATAGTCTTGTTTGTTCGCATTTGGTTTTGGCGTAAAGAATGTTTGCGCCATACCGTCGCCCAAAGGAATGCGAGGAATCGTAGAAGCAGTAGATCCAGTCACTGGAGGTTTTACTGCTCCACCAACTGATGGACGATCTGCTGGTGAAACAGGTGCAACAGCATCACCGCCTGTCTCTGGGAGTGGTGACAATACTGGAGTTGTTTGTATACGCTGAGTCGTTTGCAATAGACCAGAAGCAGCGTAAGTTGCTGCAGCGCGCATACCATAATCTGGATCATTATAACGAGCAGTGTCTGTGATTGTAAACACACGATTGCCTGTCTTGAATTTGAATCCAGGATATGATGGAATGTGGAATAGTCCAGCCAAACTTCCATATATATCAACTTCGTGATTTCCGATCGTATATCTTGTTGAGCAATCAGGTGTAAATGATAGCGCACTGTTTAGAGTCGCAACACCACCGCTGATATTCTCAATTTTCTTGAGTTCGCCAACACCAGTTCCAACACAAAAATAGATTAGATTACCGAGAGCTGGTGCATTACCGCTACCAGAATTCAATAGAATTGTATTTGCTGCACCAGAGTTTACATTCGCGATTACACCAGAGCGGTGAATGAATGAACTTACATTGATATTTACTGAAGCATTTGATGTGCTTTGAATAAAACTATTTGATGAAAAGGTTGCATCATTGAAACTGAGTGAGTATAGAGCAGCAGAACTTGGCTTGCTTGCATTCCAAAGTTGTGTGAATACATTGCTTGAAGCATTGACCTTATATGCAGATCCATCTAGCGGCTCAATTGCAATTGTTCCTTGACCAGAAGGACCAGCTGGATGAAAGTAGCGAAGAACACCACGGAATGTTGCAGCGTCATATCTTTGTGATCCATCAGCTGTTTGGTATACAACATCTCCTGGCTTATACTGAGAAGCAGCAACGCTTACAACAACTCCGACTGGAGCAATATTCAAATTGATATAGTTTTGCTTTAGATAAAGTACATTAGTTCCAGAAGTAGAAATAACTGTTGCAAATCCATTTCCACGAAGCGGAGCAATTACACTCTCACCTGGAAAGAAACGATCAGCAGTATCCGAGTCTACGACAGAAACAACATTACTATTTGAATACGTGATTGTCGTTCTTGAGTTTTGAAAATAGAGTTGAGCATTATCGTCAAAATCGCCTTCTAAACGACGAATTGTGACTTTTCTGTTTGTTGAATCAAATGAGTCAATAATACCATTGAAAGTATTTACTGTTGAGCTGGTTCCTTGATACACAATATCATTTTGGTAAACTGTAGCAGAATTATTTCGATCAACCTCAACAATCTTCTTAGAGTCAAGAAGAATTCGGCTTCCTGCTTGGCAAAAACCGTTTACAGCAATGTCATCAAAAAAGATACGCGCAAGTTTATATGGCTTCAAATTATGAGCCACAAACTCTACTTCCTTTCCGCGGATGTACGGAACGAGGTTTGTATCTACGACAACTTTACCCGTTTGTGTTGTAATTGACATATTCGATGCTACCTTAAATTAATGTACACGCAAATCGCCGCTAACGCAAATCGACGCTAAAATCATCAAAACTAAAATCAGCCCTTCCACCACCGCCACCGCCGCTGCCGACGCCGCCGCCAAGGTTGAGTGGTTGAGTGGTTGTTGGATTTTGCGCTTCGAAGATTGGCTCAACTTGCGTTTCAACAAATGGACTTTCAACTTTTGGTCCCCAAACTGAATCGCCATACAATCCTCCGTTGGAGAATAGATTTCCAATACATCCATTTCCTCCAGTCCACGGAAGTGTTGTTCCAGTTGAAGCAATGCCATAATATCCACCAGTTCCTGGTAGACCAATACCAGAGAAACTTCCAAATCCAAGTTCTGAAATATTGAAATTCAAGAAACTGAAATCAAAGCATGGAGGATCAACAATCACAGGCTTGTCAGGAATGACAGCAGGTGGAGGTGGAGGTGGTGGAGGAGGAGGATCGTCTGGATCATCGATGATCACTGGATCATTTGGTGTGATGATAACTGTGTTTGCATTCGCTTTTGGTGGCGGAAGCGTTGATGGATTGGTTGGTTCAATCACCTTTTCTCGAATAATCGTATTGATTTCGATAATCTTCTCAGGAACAGAAATGATTTCTGGCTTGAGTGTTTCAGAAACCCAAACGTCTGTTTCAGGAGTCAAACTTATTGAGCCATTGAACTGACCAAACAAGAATGGTTGAACAGAAACTGATTTATCAGAAGCAAGACTCTGCGTGATTGCAGGAACTTCTGTATAACTCAAGCAAACTGTTTTACGATTCACTGTGGTATTGTTTGTTCCAAATGGCTTCAATCCAAGAGAATAAACTCTCATTGCAGGAATCATAAATCCATCTTCAAGAGCAACGTTGAAGTCTGGATTCTTATAGTCTACAATATTGAAATTCTTGAAGTTTTCGCCAACTAGACCATACTTCTCTTTCTCTGTTCCATCTTCGTACTGAGTTTTGTCAGCCAATGCAAGTTTTTCAACATTATTGAGTGATGTGAAATACTCAACACGATCCAAACGCTTATCAATACGAGAAATATCTTTCATTGTATAACGTTTGTTCTCGTGATATCTTGTGCGCACTTCGCGAACATCAGGAACATACGGAGGAAGATAAATCGTATACATCGTCATTGCTTCATCAGTATCTTCTGGTGGCAATGGTTGTGGTGCTGATTTACCTTTGATCACTCTGAATTCTTTATCCTTTGACAAGACAAGTTTATCAATACGAGGTAGATAATAGTCGTATGATAGTTCTGTTGTTTCGTCTGGTGATGGAATTGCAGGAACAGTATACTTCTTATCACCATCACCAAGCATCTGAGTTGGTCTAAAGTCTAGGCAATCGCGTAGATTATAAACTGTTCCTGTTGACGATGTATAGACTGGAATTGTACCATTTTCATATTCTTCGCTGGTATATGAGTCAACAGAGAAGAACGAAACGTTTGAGCCTGTTGCATAGATATGCTGATAAAAATCAACATGAACAAGCAACTTGGCACTTGGGGAATTATAACCTTCTCTTAGAATCAACTTGGCATGATCATAACGATCATCACGTTGACCATAATCAACATAGAAGTTATCTGTGACGTCAGTAAATCCAGGAACTGTCTGAGTTGAGTCAATCACACCGTTTGGAAGTGCTGTTGATGTTCCAGCAAAAATCTTACGAATTTTTACAACGTCAGGAACATACAACGAAATTGAATCGCCTGGACGAACAGTTGTGTAGTCAACATTCGTAATAAACACCAATCCATTTGCAACGTCAACGTTACCATAAGCAACATTTGCGCCACCAGGAACTCTCAGTTCGATATTGGTGTTTGCATTCGTTGTTGTTGTCGGATATGCGTTTGTTACAGCCTGAGTGATTGTTGTGCAACCATCAGTTACTGTACCACGAGTAAAGTAAATTGTTGAATCAAAAGTTGTGTTGCTTCGTAAAATTTTGCGGCGAATCTTATCTTCCGCATCATTTTGTTTTACAGAAACAAGAATATCAATAGAGGAAAGTCCAGTGAGTCCAGTATTGATTTCTAGCGAATCATTAGTCTTTGAGATATCGCCAGAATCGAGTTGGAGCGTATCACCATTCAGAACACCAACCTCAGATCCTCGATCACGAACAACCACAATTAAGTTATCTTGAATTGCACTTGTTGAATCAGACCATGGAAGAGTTTCAAATCCTGTTGTCAATCCTTGACCACCAGCGATCTGGAAGATACCGCTTCCAACTGATGTTGGTGGGCGATTTGGGATAAACTTATTATGAACATAATCTGAGTTATTGATTGATCCGCGTTTTGCATATGCTCTTGGTAAACGGAAAATCAATGGAAGTTTTGTTGATTCTTCAAGAGACGCTTCACCGCTGATATACTTGGAATACACAGAAACATTCATGGATGCATTTGCAACAGCTGCTTGGCTATTTGCAACAACAGGTCCTGCAATAAACGACTCTGCGTGATCAATATTGAAATTCAATTGAACAACCGTCGTTGCATTTGCAATACCGCCACCAACCTTGGCAACATCATCAAACTCACGATCGAGAGTTGCCTTTTTTGTTGAGCCGTTATAGTGAACGATCGTTCGTGTTTGATTTGTTACGTTAGAAGAATATGCAGTTTGCTTGAACACTTGAAGTGGTTCAGCTGAAGAAGCAGAGATAAACGTGCTTGTAAATTCAGTATTGACCAAGAATGTATTATTGTTTGGTACTTGAACAACTTCGCGGACTTCGTTATTGATACGAACAATATCACTCACGTTTACCTTCGTGAGTCCACCACCAGCATCAAGCAAGTTACTTCCAACATGAACTTCAAACATATTCGCATTGACATTTGCTCTCGAAATTGATGAGAGTGCATCTAACTTGATTGGAAGAATTGTCACGCTCACGTTCTGATAAGCATTTGCAATTGCAGAGAAGTTATCAGTAAATGAGAGAGATTTTGCGTTATCTGATGCAGCATTTACAGTTGCAACGACTGGCGCCATCGAAATATCAGCAAGATATAACTTATAGACGCCCGAAGAATCATTGGCTGTATTGAATGGATCAGCATTATAGCGAATAAAATTCTTGACTCGTGCTGTACCGACCTTTGTATTCTGATAAAGTTTTGTATTTGCACTCGTACCCAAACCAACAGCAACGTTCGACGTGCTTACGCAGTGAATGTCGACCTTTTCGAGAGCACCGATGTTGATAAATCCGTTTGATGATCCACGAAGTCCAGTGACGTAGATATAGTTTCCATAAGAAATGTCAACATCTGTTTCAACAAGACGCTTCACATCGCCTTCGCCTCTTGGTTTATCGACGTTGATCTTCATCGTGCCAAGAGTTTCAAATTCAAATCCCTTGACGTATGCCTTTCCTGGCTCAATGGCTACGGAATATTGATCAGCATCTGGACCATTGACGATAGAAGCTCGGAATGGTTTGATTGTATAATCACCAGACTCATCATAAGTGCGGCGAGCAAGAGTTTTTTCGAGTTCAGCATAAATTGGATACTTGACTTGCTTTGTGATGATTCCGTTTTCGACGCGCATCAATTCGAAGAACTTTGACTCATCAACCACTGTATCAAGTGGACGAGTCGTAAGAACCAGACTGAACTGAAAGCGGTCTGCACCTGGAGCCTGATAGTTGAATGATGATTGTGCTGGATCGAGAAGAGTCGTATCAATTTCGCTATCAACAATTTCTTCGTTGATCTCAAGACCAATCTTTACATTCGCAGAGGCTGAATATGCATTTACAACTGCAGTTTGATCAAGAACTTTTACAAAGTATCCATCAGCATAGAAGATACCTTCGTTGATCGAGACCACTGTTCCGAGACCACTTGAGTTTGAGGTGTTGGCTTGACCTTCTGTGCTTTCGCCTGCAACTTTGATTACATCACCATTTGTGAATTCGTTACCTGTGACATAACGAATCATGAGAGTTGGATCACCCTCGAACGGATAATGGGTTGCTAGAACTTTTGCTTGTACGTTTCCTGAGGTATTACGAATTACTCGATCTTCAAAATCGGCAATATCAACATCGTTGTTTTTATATATTCTTTCGAGTTTGAGCCACTTGCATTTGTTATCCAAAGTCATGTTTCCGCCAATAACTGGGGAACCATCTTGGAAGATATGATCGCCGAATGCCTTGATCTGATTCTGAATAATACTTTGAATTTGTGTAAGTTCACGAGCCTGAACTGCGCGACCAGGCTTGAAGAGAATCTTCATGTAGTTATTATCTAATGCGTTCTCTTTGAAATCATCGTAATACGGATCAATGTTGAATTCCATGAACTTCTACCTAGAATGAAAGTACAATTTTGACTTGATCGATCTGATTATCTTTTCGAACAATATTTGTTCTATTTTCCATATACATCAAATCACCACTGAAAGGCTTGATTTCTGAATTAGAAACAGCCAAAATAGGAGTTGATATGCCCGACTCAGTGCTCTTTATCGGAGCACTTACAGGGAAAGTGCCTGTGATATTATTTATGTAAAGATAATTATCCCCAGCAGACCAGTGAGCCACGTTAGCGACAGCGTTCGCAGCAGCCAGAGAACTGCCGATATAGACAGTTTCGTCGTTTATAAAGTTTGCAGTTACAGGATCGCTCACCAAAAGGCGAGTCGTCGCTCTATAATTTGTTAGATTTGCGAACCAAGCACTATTTGCGATAAGAGGATTTACGAGCAATCCAACCTGATTGAAGTCGAATGTATTTGTGGAATCACTAATTGGAATCTTCGTTCCATCGGTATCATCGTTGAGTTCCACGCAGATCATTAGACTGTGTGCTCGGAGTTCCTTTGTAGGATTAGAGCCATGTCCGCCAGAGGGTCCGATCTGAATATCGAATATTGCATTCGATCTTTCGACATAAACCGTCTGACTATTTGCTGCATAGGTAAATGGAGTATTGACCTGCATCGTCGTGTTGTTTACAATCGCGACAACGTTGCGGCTCATTCCATTCATTGTAATAATATCGTTTACATAAACATTACCGAGCAACGCTGTTGTATTCGAACTTGCGTTTGCAGTCACAATCGTAGCAGCAACATTGAACGAGCCATTGAGCGTTGCAGGATCTAGACGAGAGGCAAGAGTATTATTTGCAGTTACATCACCGCGAGTATAGTTGTTACCGCCGATCTGCACAGTTACAGAGGTTACATTTCCGTTTGAGACTTGAGCAAGAAGTTTAGATCCACTTCCATCTGTATTTGTCACAGAAAGGAAATTGGCTGTGTTTGAATTACCACCGCCCATATAACCCGAGCCACCCCAAAGGACACGAACGATATCGATTCTACCGTCTTCAGCTGCAGCCAAAACTGCAGAGTCTGTTGTAACTGGCATCCACTGTGGGGTGAAGAACTTTTGTTTCAATCCTGGTGGGATCGTATACATGTACTTCCAGCGATATCCATCGTTCGTTACGATAAATGGATTCTCAGGAAGTTGACCATCAATATCGATCGTAGGTTCTATCGTTGATGGGGAATTATTTCCGTTGAATAAGCACTTGAAAATTTGATCTCTCTTGTTTCGAACATAGAATGTATTCGCAACTTGAGGATAGGTGTTATCTCTGCGTTGAATTGTAACTTCAGAATTACTATAGGCAGCATTCGCATTCAGGGAAATGACTTTATTACTACGAACAGAAACAACTTCTCTCGCGTCTTCACCAACGATTACGACGTTTCCTGTGCCAACATTTCCCACAAAGTTTGCAGTGTTAGCGATTATCGTTTGACTATTTGCAAGAAGTGTGAGAGATTGTGATGTATTTGTATTCGTAAAGACGCTATTGACTACGAGTGCTGTGCTATTGATTACAGCAGCAATCGTTTTGATCGTATTGTTGACCCTAATTGTATCACCAGGAAACAGATACGTTGTAAAGGAAGTTCCTGTTCCGACAATTCCGTTCGCATTTGCACTGATTGCAACTGTTCCACTCAAATCGGTATTTGCATTTGAGTTTACAGTTCCCAAATTATGATAGTCAACATATGAGAAAATCTCAATATGATCTTCGTATGTGTCGTAGGTTCTTCCATCCTCCCAATCAACGCGAGAAATGACTGGTTGCATATCAGATTCAAAAATCTTTTTCAACCCAACCATATTATAGTAGAACTCATTCTTGCTATTTGTCGTATAGACGATATTGTCCACATTGGATGGATTTGCGCCAGTAAATGCGGTTGAACGACCGATCGTAACAAAGGTGTTACAGATTTGAGTGTTTGCCAACATCTTGCGGAAGTTGTCAATTATAAAATTGCTAAAAAGAGGTGTGATAAGAGATTTCATTTATTCCTCAATTTCCTGTAAGAGTCACGATCTTGAATCTATATCCACCACCTATGAGGTTTGGGATAACGTGATAGACAGCATTTGTTGTATTACCATAGTATGCTAGATTGATGTCGATATAGTTTGTAATCACAGCATTTACTCTGGCGTTTTGTGATGTTGCTCGCTTCATATAAACAACACTATTTGCATTTGATGTATATGGAGTGTCAACAGTCAATACAGTTGCGTTCGAGATATTTATTACCTGTCGAGGCTGGTTCGCAACCATGATATAATCATTTACTGACAGGTTCGTATTAAACGTTGTTCCGATGCCCAAAACAACTACGTTACCTGTTGAAACATTCACAGTTCCAGTTTGAGCGGTGTATACATTTGCAGTAAAGATGTTGAAGGAAACATTGTCTCCAGCCTTTACAATCTCAGATAGAACGTTCGAGTTACTTTTAACAACCAAACGAGTATTTGATAGAACTTCTAGAGCCTTATCTGTTGAAACTGTATTGAATGGAGTATTCACAATAAAATGCGTTCCATTAGTTACAGAGATTACCTCTCGAACTTCATTATTGATTCTTACAATATTATTTGTAGAGATCACAACTTGATCTGGATTTAAAACAAGGTTTCCTGCATAAAGCCCATCATATCGAGAGTCTGAGTTAGCAGAAATCGCATTTCCATTCACATTTGATGTTCCAGGAATGCTAATAAAAATCGTATTGCTTGTTATTCTTCCCTGACCTCTGTAAACAAAGTCTCCATAAATCTCGAGTTGAGTGTTACTATTGATCTTTGAAATCAAGCCAGTAATCGGCAAACGTCCGACTTCTGGTGAAACAATATCATCTGGATCGTCGTCGATAATCAATAGATCGCCGACATTGACACGAGTGTTTGCATAGAGTGCAACATTGTTTGGATCAGAGACCCATGTTGTTTGTGTTCCAGTCACGACATTTGAACGAGAGTTTGCAACAGCAACTGTCGCTGCAGCTGCACCTTCTGTTCGATTGCGCGCAAGAATTGCAGTGACGTTTGAATATTGACCAATTTTTCTTTCTATATCATTTCGAGAAATGGTCTTAGCAATCAGTGCCATACCAGCTGGATGCGCAATGTTTTTTATTGTTGTTTCATAATCGATCAGATTCTTTTCTGATTCAATTACATATGAAAAATTATGAAAAATCTTTCCATCTCCAAGAACTTTATCAGAACTTAGGAAGCCGTCAGAGTTGAGATAAAATCCATTGAACTCAATCAATCCATTTGCGAAGAATGCTTTTCCTTTTGCCAAACCATTACCATACTTCATTGGATTTGGAAGACCATCAGCAATAACCTGCATTGGATACTGCGGTGGTGCAGGAACGTTCATTGATAGATTTGAGTTGCAGTAGATACCATTCGCGCTGATCAAATCAATTGTATTACTAAATGCACCTGAATAATTATACAATCTCAAAACACCAGTGCTTGGATTGTAAGATTTGACATTGGCTTTGAATGTTGAATTAAGAATACTATTCCCTTGATAAACATATTCTGTTTCTGTAAATACATTTGCTTCAGGTATTGGATTGATGACTGTGTCAAGAATCTTTAGAGAAACATTTGGAGTTGCAACATAGTCATATCCACGATAGATCAAACGAAGATCTTTGATACGACCAATGGCTGTGGTATTTACAATATTCTCAACACCATCACCGAAAAGATATCCGATCAGTACTGGCTCAGAACCTTTTTGTTTTGAGATTGCAGCACCTGTTGCAGTTGTTCGGAATTCTGTGTTTACATATAGATGAGTATTATTGATTACACTCACCACTCTACGAATTTCATTATTGACACGAATCAATGTTTTATTGTTTGCGCCAGAAGAACCAGTAAACACAGTACCAGTTCCAACAACAAGATTATTTCCGATTGCAATATTGACTGTTCCTGTCAATGTATCGTATATTGGAGAAACACGAGATACATGAACTTCTGGACGAGCGAGGTATCCTTCACCACGATCTGTCAATTGAATTGATGTAATTCTACCACCAGAACCCACTGCTTGAACAGTAGCAGCTCCGCCATAACCACGACCACTGAAGCTGACAGTATCTCCGATAGAATATCCACGACCACCATCCATAATACGAACATGAGCGATCAATCCAAGATCTTTATATGTTTGCCATGTTGCTCTTTTGAGTTCTCTTTCATCTTCATAACTATACAAAGATGATAGTTGAGAATCGTAGTGTGATTCAATGCCAAGTCTTGGTGATTGTCTAAATCCAGCGCCACCATTTATTACTGCGATGAGGGAAATGCCACCAGTATTTTCTGTTACGAAGTCGAAACACTGAATAAGTTGGCTGTTTGCATTTGCAGGAACTTGTGTGTTTACGATTGAATTTACGATGAAAACTTTATCCGTATTTTTAGTTTGTAGACTTGATCCACTCAGAGCAGTTGCAATACTATCTACACCTTGAAGTCTTACATCATAGATGAGAATTTGTCCAGTGTTATTTGTAGGTCCACCAACTCCGAAGATTATATTATTCGGCGTTGCCACTTTACCAGAGAAGCGAGCGTCAAAGAAGTTTGTTCCGTTTGCCCAAATTTGTTCGCCTTGAATATAAAAATCGTCTTTATCAGTCTCACTCACATTGAGAATTACGTTGCGATTATTCGCTGTAAATGGATCGTAATCTGTATCGCTGATCAATGAGTCTGAGAGATAGTCAATGACTGATCTATCGTAAGTAATTGGAATTAGAAAATTCTTTTGACTGTTTGATGTACAGGCTGTTTGATTGAGCACAGAAACCTGCAGATCAGTGAACATATTTGCACGAGGATCGTCACCAATTCCTCGATAAACAATCACCTCTGTATTTGAGTAGAGGCGATATCCATAACCAGGAAACTTTGTTGTAACGGATTCGATAGAACCAAGAGTTACGTTACCTACGATTGCAACAGCATCGTTTGCATCACCAGTGATTCCAAGACCACCTGTAACCACAACAGGATCACCGATGTTATAAAACAAACCACGACGACGTTGTTGTGGGTCTGTTTTGATATTCGAATCAATCTTGATATTCGAAATTGTTCCGATGATTCTCTCGAGGAAAATTTTCGCGGTTCCGTTTTCATCGGTATAGTCAATGCGAATCTTTTCACCGTTATTGAAATACTGTTTCACATTGGAGACATAAATCTCAATGATCTCTTTGCCGTTTGTTTTATCAATCGTACGATTTGCAGATTCTACAACGCAGCTCGCGCCTGAATCAACGCCGACAATTCTACGCTTTTCAAGTAGATTTACATCCACATCTTTATTCGAATCACCCAGAGTAATCTGAAATGCTTTTGGTTTTGTCCATTTTCCATCAGAAGCAATTAGAATTTCTTCTTTTGGATAAAGAATCTCGATGTCTTCGTTGAATAGAGCTCTGAACAACCACTTTACTGATTCTTCGCTGCCCTTCTTGCTGTAAAATTCTCTTGCGCTCTTGAGAATTTTCTCAGTGCTCAGAGCAGTGCTTTCTGGAAAGTAGGGAAGAATTTCTTGTTTGAAATATCGAATAAACTCTTCTGGCGTCTCATCAATATTGCGATATTGATCAATATTCATCGCATGGTAAACTGTATTACCTGCAGTGTTTGACACACCTTCTGGATTATTCGTTTCTAGCCACTGATAGTATAACTCAAGAAATCTTTGAAATTTTGGATGATCAGCTCGAATAAAATCGGGGAGTTGACCCTCAATAAGTGCTGAAACTGTTTTTTCTGAAACAGCCATAGATTATACCACTGGATTGATAATTGTTGCAACGCTTCCAGGATCCGTTAGATCCATGGTAATAATTCTATTCTGTGAAGAAGAGAATACCTTCTTTGATGGCACAGCATATACAACAAGAGTTCCAAATGGATCAGCAATTGACACTGGCTGGAAGTTATTGATCGTGACAAGTCCAGTCTTATAGTCAATCACTCCGATTTTATCATCGATTATTTTCTTTACTGGAGAAGTTTCATCATAATAGTAAATCTTCAATCGACCAGTTCTACCTTCGAGGCTTACGTTGAGAAGTGCACCAACTCCACCGCCACCAACAATTCTTGCGCTGACAGAAGTATAGTTTGCGCCTGGATTAGTCATAATAATTTTCTTTATTTGACCATTTACAATTACAGCTTCTGCTGTTGCACCATTACCATCGCCTTCGATGACTACCTCTGGTTTTGATACATAACCACTTCCAGGAGAGAGAATTTCAATACTCTCAACACCTGTATATGATTGAATCACTTCTTCAATATAGCAATCGCGCAAAATTCCTACTGAGTCATAGTATTTGAACGAAGGTGTAACTTTGATGTGATCGGCATTTGTGCCTTGCAGCAACTCAGTATTGAAATTGAGAGCATAAGAAAGTTGTCGTGTTGTGTCAGCAAAGAAACGTTTTTCTAGTGTCACAAATACGTCATTACTTACAATTGAATTGTCGGAATCATCGATCTCACGAGTCACCTGAGAAACTCTGAATACAGAATTGAAACTGTTTAGATTTGTTACAGCAAATCCACGAATTGCAGAAACAACAGAAGCATTGACTTCCTCAAGACTCTTGTTTGTCTTAGATGGATCAAACCAAACTTCTGCTTTTACATTTACATAGTTGTAGTCAGCTGGAACATATTCTGGTGTAACTGTCATGACGCTAAATGGCTTCATGATATTTTTCTTTACACTTTCAATTTCTGCAGCAGTAATTTCATATCCACCAAGTGGCTTGGCTGAGAAAAAGACTTTTCCATAAACTGGTGGATTGTTATCTTCACCACCCCAAACGCTAACGGCTTCAAAGTATGGATAATCGCGATTGATAATCGCAATGTAATCATTCTTGGTAACTGCACGATTCTGCGAGATATATGCTTTTGGTGCAGTGAATCGAATTCGTTCGATGTCTTCAGCTGCAGCACCAGAAGAAGATTCATTCACAAGAGAGACATTTACTGTGACTGCACCAGAAAGAATTACGTCGAGTGGCTTGAAGACGCGGAGACCATTTGCTGCATCGCCGCTTGTGGCAATGTATGAGACCACAACGATGTTTCCGTTTGTGAGTTTCTTGCCAACAATTCCGTCGCCAAAGTAGATCTGATATCTACCATTCTTATTTTCTTCAAGATAGAATACACGAGCCTCTGCATCAACATCAGTCGCATCTTCTGAAAGAATATAAGACTCTTGATTCGCATTCTCAGCTGAGACTTGAACACTTACTTTGAGAGTTGATGTGTCGATATTCGAATCTGGGATTTCGAAGTATTGCTTTGGATTTGTTTGCGCATCGTAGGTGAATGTAAATCCAGTTGGTAGACCTTCTTTGATTTCGAGATTCTCAACAACAAACAATCCTGTTTCTGCATTCTTGGTTGCAACGCGACTTGATGGACTCACGAAAATATAGTTTGCGCCGTCTTTTGTTTCGGAAACAAATCGAGTAAAACGAGGAATCAACACTCGGCTATTTGCATCGTTTGGAACTGGAGTGATCGTAAGATCGACTGCAGCTCGAGCAGCCACACGAGAACGTGGAGTATATCCGAGAAGTTTAGCATGAGAAACAACAGACTGACGAGTAAGTGCGGTATCGATAAACATCTCATTAGCGACCATATTCAAATAGTAGCCCATGTAATGTGTATTATATGAAAGAAGATCAAGAAGGACAGACATACCTGATCCTTCAAAATTGTAGTCACTAAACTCTGATTGCGACTTGAGGTATGCTTTTAGATTATCGCGAATTGTGTCAAAGTCTAATTCTGCGACTTTGAGTTTTGCATCTGAATTGGCCATTTAGCGTACTCGTTCTAAGAAGAATGTGACGGTTAGGGGTTCGGTTGTATTTCGAACAAAGAAAGAAAGTGTGATGTCATAGCGATTATCATCAAAATTCGGTGCTGCAGTGATCTGCTGAATCTCGATTCTTGGCTCGTAGTTCTTTAGAGTTAAAAAGATCGCATCTTGAATCAAGGAAGTCGTAACATTATCAATCGGCTCAAAGAGAAACTTTCTTAGATTCGAACCAAGTTCTGGCTTGAACGGTCTTTCGTAGTGACCTGTCAAAAGAAGGTTTCGAATCGACTGAGTAATAGCATTCTCATTGAGTTTCTTCGAGATATCATTCGTCACAGGATGAGCTGTGAAATCGAGATCAAAATCGGAAAACTTTCTTGCGATTAGAGACATTCTTGCAACTCGTGGAATTATCTATTATTTATGCTGGGTCTGGGAGTTCGCCAATTGTTCCAGGATATGGATCCGTGTAATTTGACTCTAGATTTACTGTCGATGTGATACCTGATAAACTCACAGAAACATCAAGGCTGATCGAAGTTGGTAACCCAACGATCTTCAAAAACTTACAGAAGTCGAGCGTAAACCACTGAAACAATGCACCGAGTCCGATTAGTTTGAAAAATTTATTGATCTTCGCCATAAACTTCTTTAGAAGATACATTGGCCACTGCTCGGCAAAGTTCTGTAGTGCCTCAATATAACGATGTATTTTTTCTTCGAGGCTAATCACAAAGTCTTTGATCTCTCCTCCGATGATCGAAGCCAAACTAAAACCAAAGACCGAAATACCTTCGATCGCTTTGATGATCTGTTCTCGAATCTCGTTTTTGATTTTTGCAGGAGCATTTTTGAGAGCCTCGATGAATGAATCGATCTTCGCTTGTATAATGGCTCCGATATCGAGACTCAAGAGTGCAGGAAGGCTGGGAAGCCCAAGAGTGTCCCAAATCGTTTTGAACTTGCTGATTAGACCACCGATCGCACCCCATATAAGAGAGTATGCACCATTCTGCAACTTACTCATAATATATGAGAAGATAACTTCTGCTCGAATGGCGATAGAGTTGACTCCATATCTTATGCCATCGTATAGTTTGTGAATATCGGGAAGAAGCGCAAACAAAGCATCTACCTTCTCTGCGATTTGAGCCTTGAGTTGAGCACGATATTCTGGATTCGCAAACAACTGAACGATGTCAATCGAGATTCCGAGAACAGGAATTGAAAACGAAACTGGAAGAACTGCGTTGATAATCTCTAAGAGTTTTGCCTGAACGTATAGATGAAACTCTTGACATAAGGCAGTAATTCTTCGTTCCCATTCTATGTCTGGTATACTCAAGCCTTTGAATATTGGTTTGGATAGAGAGATTGGAAAATTTCCCAAAACCTTTTCTAAAGTTTTGAGAATTGATCGTATACCTTCAATCGCACTTTCTAGAGGTGCAATTCTTTTCAAGAGCTCTTGACGTATTTCCTCTCGAATCTCTGTTGCTAACTCTCTTCGAATTCTTTCTATCTCAACTGTAAATTGAGAAGGGAGATTTGCAAGTTGGACGAATAGATTTGTAAGAGCTGCCTTTGTTGGCAGCATTGTTCCGTCACATGGTATTGCTAATGAAATTGCCATTATGCAGATCCACTTGACGAATTACTGGATATTTTTTTTGCTGTAATTTGAACTTCTTCCAGAGTTTCCGTTTTAGGAAATAATTGCTTTCCAACTACTGTTACAACAGCAGCTGCAGACTTCAAAGTTTTATTGATATCAGTCTGAATCTGAGAGTCGATATTGAAATCAATATTTTTTCCAGCTGCCTTTGATGCAATATCATCAATCTTTCCATATAAAGTATTTTTGAGATTATCTTTGAGACCAAGAATCTCACCCTTCTTTTCGTTCACACTTGCTTCAAAATTCGCAACCTTTTGAGTCAATTCACCCAAAGGAGAATTTCCAAGTAAATCTTTACCTAATGCATTTGCTGCATCATTGAGTTTATTGAACACATTACTCACAGTAGAGGTAATTCCCGCGATTGCTTTACCGAGTGACAACCCCTCAGTTGGAATTTTCTTTGCTGTAATTACCACTTCCTGAAGATCAGGAACAGAGTTTGCTAGAGCTGTTTGAGCATTTGTATTTGCAGCAACCGCAGCGTCTTCTGCTGATGCTGCAGCTCCACCGCCAGTCAATCCAGCACCAGAGGATGAAGTTGCAGATCCAGACTGCATATTGATTTGTGCAGCTGGAATATCAACACTATCACCTTGCAATGCCGTAGTCTCTCCTTTGAGGCTGAGTTTCTTATTGGCTGTGATATTTGCAACTCCAAGAGAATTTATATTCATATCAGAGGTTGACTCAGTGAAGTTTTTCTTGCTCTTCATACGAATATCACCAGTTACTGAAAGATTATAGTTTCCAGCAACCTCGATATTCATATTGCCACCAACCTTTAGATTACAGTCACCACCGACTGTAACCGAACATTTACCGTCAATATAAACATAATCTGAACCCATCACGACAGTATAATGATCTTTTTGTACACGATCAACACGATTTCCGTTTGTGTCTACTTCAATATATGAACCATTGCGATGTGCCCAGTGTATGCGTTCTTTTCCTGGAGTGTCATCGAATTCTAATGCATGACCTGATTCAGTTTCGATTGCATTGTTATATGGATACTTTGGTGCATATGCAGGATTTGGTTCACTCCAAGAAACACCACCAGCAGAAGTAATATTTTTCTTTTGATTCTTTTTTCTTGCTGCAATCACTGTGCCTTCAGATTTACCGCGAGCAAGGCGATTGACAGTAGATTCTTTGAGATACTTGTTCTTTGGATATTGTTCGGCTGAATCATCTGGCTTCTTTGGACGCGAGCTGACTGTTGTTCCTGGATCACTAAAACCTTTTTGATAGTTTGGTTTCTTATCAGGCTTTCCTGGAAGAACGCCAATAATCGCAGGGTTCTGAGCATTGTCGCCATCAATGAAAAATCCAAAAACCATATCACCTTCTTTTGGTGCATAGCCACCTGGACTATTGACTGGAATTACAGGATGCGCCCACGGCAAAGTATCTGTCGGAATCTTTACTTTATCTTCTGTGTGCCAACCAAAACAGCGAACACGAACACGACCAAGCTGTTCTGGATCATTGCGATCTTCTACGATCCCAATCCACCAAATAAAACCTTCGAGTCCGATAAAATTTTTCTTTGCACCTGGCATCACTTACCCTTCTTTGATAATCTATTCAATCCGTCTTTCGCGCCTGGAACTTGTTCAGCATAAGAATCTGAAACTAATTCTGCAATTGTTTCAAACATATCTTCTGAGAATTTATGATTGACTGCAGTGACTAGATATTTACCAGTTCGTTTCTTGTCTAGTTTTTTTCCTGCTTGTCCTGCAGATTCAAACATCGGAAATTCATATTCCACGATATCTCCAGCCTTGAGTTCAATATCCCCTGGAAGTGTGACCTTGATCTTGAAGTGATTGAGCATTACCATATGCATTGCTCTTGGCAATAACCAAAACTTTACATCGTTGCTTTTTTCAGACACTGAGTCATTGATTGACAGATATGTTCTGAAGAATGATTCTTTCGAATCAAATAAACTTTGATCTTTTGGATTCTTGAATGAATTTACAGGCTTGAACTTATTGATCAAATTTCCTTGTGCTTCTGCAATGTTTAGATTATAATCTGCAAACTCATAACTTTGATTGAACAGATCAATGAGCATTAGACGCGAAGAGAATGCACCGTTAGTAATTGATGTGAGCATATCAAAGTCATTTAGAATGTCTAGATTATCGATAGAGTCTTTGTTATTTGCAGGGTCTCTATCTGTATTCTTGATTTCATATTTGAGTGTCTTATATGGCTTCTGTTTGATGAGAGTTTGCAAAGAAGTTAGATTGAATCCGTTTTTATTCTCGAAAAAGAAATAACAAAATTTCTTTTGATCATATCCTCTTGCTGTTGCCCATTGAATTGCCTCAAATGGTCGATAGTTTGGTATAATGAAATCAAAATTACCAGAAGTGTTTTCTAATGAAGCAATTCGAGCAGGATCAACTTTGAGTTCTTGCGTTAGGATGTCAGAGACAACACCTCTAATCTTCGTCGACTTATATGCTTTGCTTACAAGCAACTGTTGAGATGTAATCATCTCATCCGAACAAAAATGCAAAATATAAGTTTGACCTGAATCTGTGCTTGGTGATCTCTTAGAAGTCTTGAATATTCTAAACATTCTTTCAAATGGTCTTCCAAGTCCAGGCTTATCTAAACCAACTTTTAGATACTCATTTCCAACAAGATAAAAATTACTAAAGACATCATTACCATCATTGATCAAGATCTCACCATACATAACGCTGGAATAGAGATCTTGAAAGATCTGAAGTTCAACATAGATTTTTCTTAGATCTAAACTTTGTCCACCTGAATTGATGAGTTCCAAGGAATCAAATTTGAAATCCTTAGAACCAAACATTCCATCTTGTGAAGTGCCTAATGATTCAGCCATTTGACATCAATTGTCTAAATTCACGTTCAACTCTATCAACATATCTTGGATCAAGAAGTCGAATTTTTCTTTTCTTTTCGTTTTCTTCTTGCTCAAATGTATAGATAGAGACTGCTTTATTTTTTACTGTAATTGTCACGGTATATGTCGGGTAAGTCACAACTTGACTTGAAATGGTCAAAGAAGAATCTGCATCTGTTGGAAGAGAAACAGTTTGAGATGCGATTGAGTTTGTTGTGTAATCTACAGAATATTCGCTGATACGAGAAGATTCTGTTGTTTCATTTAGAATTACACCCTGAAATGCAGCAACTCGTTTTGTTTCTTTTTCATAATGATGAAGTGTAGATTTTGCTTGTTGAATTGACATAGAGTATTTATTTTCTATAAACTGATCAAGAACTGCTGTCTTTAGTGGCCAATCGTAGTTTGGATTGAAGATGTTATTGAAGAGCAAAATGATCCAACTTCTGTATGAATTTCCATAAACTTTATATGCAAGCGTATCTGGTGTGTCTTCATCAACAATCAAATATTCATATGAAAGTTCTACGTTGTTTGCCACATCTCTCAGAAAAGTATTTCGAGCAAAGATGTTTGTCACCGCATTGACATTGATTGTATTTTTGTCAAAGGTATATAATGTTTTTGGAAATGACTCAAAGTATTTCATTAGAATCCTTCGTCGATAAGTTTCTTGTGCAAAATTTCGACTTCTTTGAATCGAAGTTGCATACTAATTTCTACTGGCATACCATCTTTGAATGCTGTCCATTGACCTGCACTACCATAGTTTACATCGATGCCTTGTAGTACGCAAGTTGAGAGTCGTGGAATAGCAGTATTACGATATGGTCCAACCATAAATTCAATATCAAACTCTGATGGTGGAATAAAATATCTTCCATTATTAGTTGTTGGAACTTCTGGCGCAGCAAAAAATCTAAATTTCTTGATAATCTCTCTTATTGCTTCTGCTTCTCGTTCGTTTCTTGGTGCAAATTTGAAATCAAACATGAACTCTCTGTGCTGTATATTCTTGAATAACAGCTCAACTTGAGGATTGAGAGCTAATCCAGCAGAGAATAGTAGAACGTCTGTAATTCCAGCACCAAAATTTCCTGTTTTCTCAGCAATCAAACCACCAATTTCAGCTAATCCTCCTTTGTTCGTTGTTCCTCCAGGAGTTCCTCCGCCACCTAATCCAAATACATTACCAACATCAGCGGCGATATTCTTTACACCACCTGATAGTGAAGAACCAGCGGCTGCAGCTAATCCAGTTTTACCTAAAGCAGCTGTCAAACTAACTTGATCATAGTCATTCACTAATTGCTGAGTGACTGTGTCTGGCATATAAAGAGAAATAGTTGCAGCTGCACGACGAGTTTTTCGACTCAAATCAATTGCACTTACAATTACACCTGATGCGACAACACCAAGTGCACCAGCTGCAGCCTCACCTGCTAGTCTTACTCCTGGGGTCAAATTTCCTTTAGTTGCTTCTGACGCTGCAGCACCAATATCTCCAGCATTTTCAAACAAACCTTCGGCTGTTTTTATAACACCAAGTGCAACTGTTGCTTGTCCAACATTCGATATTGGATTTACGGCACCCGCTCCAGTTCCACCAGCTCTGTTTGTATCTGCAAATGATAAAACGTTTTGAGTTTTGACTTGATAATCAGATTTTTGCTGAATACACGGAATAAACTTTATCCAATGGAGATGTCGATCTGTGTTTCCAACGTTTAGTGGAAATCGAAGATCATCAAACTTGAATGGATTTTTGATTAGGCTTTTTTGCACTCCTGTCGGTGCTTTGCTCACAGTCATCTGAGCATTACGTTTTGCATCTGCAGGAACAGCTTGTTGATTTGCCATTTAGAGACCCTATAAATACTTGATGGCTTACAGTGGTAAATTCAGTCCGAAAAATACCAATAAATATTTAGGTGACCCCACGAACATATGGTATCGATCGTTATGGGAACGCCGAGTAATGGTGCACCTAGACGAAAACCCAAACGTGACAGAGTGGGCGAACGAAGAAATCATTATTCCATATTTATCGCCTGTAGACAATCATTGGCATCGGTATTTCCCAGACTTCTTCGTTCGTGTGAGAAATAAAACAGGAGTTTCGGAGGCAATGATTCTAGAAGTGAAACCTAAGAGTCAGTCGGTTCCTCCGCAAAAGAAGAGCAAGATCACTCGACGATATATCAACGAAGTGATGACTTGGGGTGTAAATGAAGCCAAGTGGAAGGCTGCGAATAGTTATTGTAATGAACGAGGCTGGAAGTTTAGAGTAATTACAGAAGACGATCTAGGAATCTAATGTCGCAATCGCTAATTGATAAGGTCAATGCTCAACTCGCCGCCTCTGGTATCAAGCCAAGAACAGCGGCGGCGCAAGCATGGCTACGCGATAAAGTCTCGGCTCTTCGAATGCCGACAAATCGCTCGAATCTTCTAAACGATGCAAAGCGAATCTCAGGAAAAGCATTCGTCGGAAGAATGTATTTCTATCACTACGATCCGAAACTCAAAGATGTTCTTCCTGTCTACGATAAGTTTCCGTTGGTGATTCCGATGGAAATGTATGCCGATGGCTTCCTCGGAATGAATCTGCACTATCTCGATCCAGGAAGTCGTCTGGCTCTTCTCAATCGATTGTACGATTTTGTAAACAACGATAAATATGACGATACGACTCGATTCAATCTTTCTTATGATTTATTGGCTTCTTCAAGAAGGTATAAGTTGTTCGAGCCTTGTATAAAGAGATATCTGCTGAATCACATTCGTTCCTCTCTGATCTATATTGAACCTGATAACTGGGAAACGGCGATATTCCTACCTACAGAAAAGATGGTGTATAAGAAGTAATGTTCAAAGTTTCTGACTTTCTAAATCATTTTGAGAAACATAACGATTTTGCGAGAGCATCAAGATTTGAGGTTCGCATTGCACCACCAACAGGAATTGCCGACCTCGCTACACTTGATCTTCGCTTTCAGTGCGAAACAACTGAATTCCCTTCTTACAGTGTAAATGCAATTGATAACAGATATTATGGAGTCCCTGAGCCGATTGCAGCCAGCCCCGTTGCCTTTGGTGATATTACGCTCAATTTTATCTGCGCTGGTGATATGTGGGAAAAGAAATTGTTCGATCGTTGGATGAATGGTATCATTCCAATCAATAATTATAATCCTCGATATAAAGACGAATATATCTCTTCTCAGATCGAGATCTGTCAGTTTGATGGTGTTGCAACAAGCGAGAGTATCGCAACTCAAACTTCGCAAAAAACATATTCGGTGATCCTATTTTCTGCATTTCCGATTTCTATCGGAACTCTTGCACTCAATTGGGCGGGTGATGAGATTCACCGCCTTCCAGTGACTTTTAGATACGACTATTGGCTCCCTGGAAACTTCAATACAGCATTGCCTGCATCTGAACAACCAAAACCATCTCAGAATAGACCAAATGGTTCTACACCACCAACAGGAACAGGAAGCAGAGGACAAACACCAACAACGCCTCCAGTAACAGCGCCAGTGATAAAACCAAAACCAATCAAAGGTGGTGGTGGAAAATTTGCTGGTGGTGGTGCAACTGGAAGATGGTAATCTAAACTATGGAGTAAATTATGCCTTTACCAAAAATTGAACATCCAATTCATGAAGTGTATTTGAAGTCATTAGATAAGAAAGTTCGTTATCGACCGTTTCTAGTCAAGGAAGAAAAACTTCTTCTTATGGCAAAAGAATCAGAGGACTTGCAAGACATTCTAAAAACAATCAAACAGATCATCTCAAATTGTTGTTTAGATGATATTGATGTTGAGTCACTTCCGATCTTCGATGTCGAAATGTTTTTTATACATCTAAGAATCAACTCCGTTGGCGAAACATCAGAATTGATGTATACATGTGCTCATGTTGTAAATGAAGAACCATGCAATCATGTTGTTGAGTTCGCACTTGATTTGAAAAATATCAAATATCGATTTAGCGAAGAACACAATAAGATTGTTCCTCTCACGAAAGATATTGGTGTATGTATGAAATATCCTTCGTTGAATTTGCCGCAATCTGCTCTTGATGAGAAGTTTCAAGATGGAGGTTACGAAATTATTTCAGAATATCTTGATTACATTTATGATGAAAATCAAACTTATAAGACTGAGGATATTAGCAAAGAAGAATTATCAGCATTTTTTGATGATTTATCTCTTGAACAAGTGAAGGCGATAAAACAGTTTTTTATAACAACTCCTTCAGTTGTCCTTGAACAAGACATTACATGCCCAAAGTGCAGTAATAATCATCATATGGTTTTGGAGGGCATTCTAAATTTTTTCGAATGACGCTTGGTTATGATAATCTGAAGAACTATTATTCCACGAATTTTACTTTGATGCAACACCACAAATATTCGTTGACGGAATTAGATAATCTAATTCCTTGGGAAAAACAGATTTATGTGAAATTGTTAGAACATCATATAAAAGAACAGAACGAAAGACTCAAATTAGCACAGGCTCAAAGACGTAGATGAAAAGTAATATCTCAGATAAAGACATCAAGAAACTTCGTGAATTTTTGAAGCGAGATGAACAGGATAACAAAAGTCCCAAAGTTCTTGAGAGAGCATTACAAGATCTTGAGCCTAAGATAAAAGATTTGAGTTTGATTGAAAAAATCAAAAAGAGAAGAGAAGTCCAAGAACAGTGGCAAATCGCAACTCAAAAAACAACTGGTCTTATGTCAGGATTTCTTGAAGGATTGGTTGGTAAAGATTTAGGTAGAGTTCTTTCTAAGAAATTAGCCAAGGCAGATGACGAACAGGTAAAAAAAGCTGAAGAGTTTTTCAAGAAATTTCAAAAAAGTGAGTCAAAAAAAGATTCGGTTACTGCAAAAAAGACAGATCGTAATAAAGATTTATCATCAATCAAGAAATCTGTTCTCAATATACAGCGTGATGTTACAATTATAAAAAAAGCAATGACAGGAAAGTCTAACCCAGAAGTCAAGTCTCAATATTACTTCGATGAAAGAATGGCTGGTGGTGGAAGATATAAAGATAAAGAAACAAATAAAATTGTAAGTAAAGACGTAGCACTAAAGAGTAGAAGTGAGAGTCTGTCTAAAGCAATTGCTGCCACTGATGAAGATCCAATGATTCGTCTTGCAGATACAGTTGATCAAATCTGGAAAAGTCTCGGTGAATCGACAAGGGGTGAAAAGACAGTACATGAACGATTAGGTGAGATTGACACAGGTGGAGGCGGTGGATTTGGGCTTCCAAGTTTTGATATGCTCAAAAAACTTGGTGGAGGATTGCGTAGAGTTGGTCAAGGCGCAGTAAAAATCGCATCAAAAGTGGGTGGTGCACTCAAAACTGTGGGTGGGAAGATTGCAACTGCAGTTGGTGGAGTTGCTGCTGGAGCATCAGCAGTTGGAGCAAAGGCTACTGCGAAAGCAGGAGAAGTTGCTGCGAAAGCTGCAGCGAAAGCAGTTGCATCAAAAGAAGTTATCAAGAGAATTGCAACTAAAGTTCTTCAGAGCACAGTACTCAAAACAGCAGGTAAAAGTATTCCATTGATTGGTGCAGCTGTTGGTGGGTTTTTCGCAGTAAAGAAATTGCTAGAAGGTGATAAAGTTGGTGCAGGTCTTGAGGCTGTAAGTGGTCTTGGATCAGCAGCAACAGCAATACCTGCTGCAGTTGCCTCAGCAACAAGAGATGTATATCAGGGTGTATATGGAAGTTTTCCTGAAGATGATCCTGAAGCAGGATCAAGAATAAAAGAACTCAAGGATGTTGTAACAGAAGTTGCAACAACTATGATTAGTGGAAAGAAACAAGATGATAAATCATCAGGTGCACCTGGAAAACCTCCAGCAGCTGGAGCTCCTGTGGATACAAAAACACCAACACCATCAACAAGTTCCACAACTCCATCTCAAATAACTCCAGCTCCAGCTCCAGCAGCAGAACCATCTTTATTTGATAAAGCATCATCTATTGTTGATCAAGCAAAAATCAATGTTGGATCTGCAGTATCAAGTGCAGTTTCTAGCGTGAAGAGCTTCTTTGGCATGGGCGCATCAGGAAATGATCTTGCCAAGTATGTTAGATTGAAAGATGGTAGTGTAAATTTGAATGGACTAAATCCTCAAATGAAAGAAAGACTCGCAGGACTTGCAAAAGAATACAACGAAAAAACTGGACAAAAAATTCAAATCAATTCTGGATATCGTAGTCCAGAAGAACAAGCGGCTCTATATGCTAAAATTGGTCCACCGAATGCCGCACCACCAGGAAGAAGTCGTCATGAAAGTGGATTAGCCATTGATATGAATTCAGCTGATGCAAATAAAGCAACTGAACTTGGATTGATGGCAAAGTATGGATTCACTCGCCCTGTGCGCGGAGAAACCTGGCATGTTGAGCCAATTGAATCTGCAAAACGTGGACCAACACCAGATAATCCATACAAACCAGGTGCTCCTGTTGCTGTAGCAAATAACGGTAAGGTTGCTTCACCAGAAACTGGATCTAAACCACCAGCGAGTGTTGCTCCACCAAGTGTTGCTGATTCAGGTGCTTCTGGTTCTGCCATGGCTTCTGCAACACCAGCACCTTCACAAACTGGTCCACTAACTGCTCAAAGTGCACCAGAAACACCAAGTCTTGATTTGAAACCAATTACAAGTGATCTTGGAGCATCTGTTCAACAACAAAGTGATATGTTGGCATCAAATCAAATGGCAATGCAAGCACCACAGGCTCCAGTTGTTGTGAACAATAGCGCACCATCACAACCAAATCCAGCGGCGACACCAAAACAAACTATTCCAAGAGCAGATGCAAGACCGTCTGACAGTTCGTTCATGCGTGCACTTGCAAAAGACTTTGCACATCCAACTGCGTTTACAACAGTATCAATGACGTGAAAAAAAGGCGCACCGAAGTGCGCCTGAAAACATCTACGGTTTTCTAAAAGAAATTACTCAGCAGCAAGTTTCTCGAAGAATGCCATGTCATCATCTTCGACAGTGACATCTTCAGCAGTGACTTTCTTGGCTGGAGCAGAACGAA